CCGGTTTCAATGCTGCCCCTGTAAAAAATGAGGGACAGGCGATTGCTTATGACAACGCACAGGAAGTTTTCACCGCCCGTTACAATCACGAAACCATCGCCCTTGGATTCTCGATCACTGAAGAAGCTGTTGAGGACAACCTCTATGACTCCCTCTCTGCTCGTTACACCAAGGCTCTGGCCCGTGCTATGGCTTACACCAAGCAAGTCAAGGGTGCTAATGTCCTGAACCAAGGCTTCAACGCTGCCTACCCCGGTGGCGACGGAGTTGCTTTGTTCAGCACCGCTCACCCCTTGGTTTCTGGTGGAACCAACAGCAATACTCCCGCAACCGCCGCTGACCTGAATGAAACTTCTCTTGAAGCCGCTGTTATTCAGATCGCTGGATGGACGGATGAGCGTGGGCTGCTGATTGCTGCAAAACCCAAGAAGCTGATCGTTCCTCCCTCACTGATGTTCGTTGCAACACGTCTCCTTGAGACTGAGCTTCGTACAGCTACCGCTGACAACGACATCAACGCTCTGCGTTCGATGGGTGCAATTCCCGGAGGCTACGCTGTTAACCACTTCCTGACGGATACCGACGCATGGTTCCTGACCACGGATGTGCCTAACGGTCTGAAGCACTTCGTTCGTACTCCGATGCAGACTTCGATGGATGGGGACTTCGATACAGGCAACGTACGTTACAAAGCCAGAGAGCGTTACAGCTTTGGATGGTCGGACCCGTTGGGCATGTTCGGGTCGCCCGGTGCCTGAGCCTTATAAATAAAGGCTTTCAGAGGGGGCTTCGGCCCCCTTTGTTTTATGTGTTGTGTTATTCATTCTCTTGGTGTAATATACCCTCATTCGTTTAAAGAGGAGCGGTACATGACCAAGTGCATCTACAAGATCATTAACGTTATCAACAACAAGTTTTATGTTGGCAGTGCGGTGAACTTTGAAAAACGCAAAGCGAGGCACTTGTGGAGGCTGCGTCGAGGGGATCACGCCAACAAGTATCTACAAGCAGCATGGGCAAAATACGGCGAGCAGGCTTTTGTGTTTGCCGTTGTCCAAGAAGTCGCAGATTCAGAAGACCTTTTGACTGCTGAGAATGTGTGGCTTTATGAGCACGTTGGAAAGGAATACTGCTACAACATAGCTACAGACGCCACAGCACCAACTAGAGGTTGGAGTGCTGAGAAAAACCCGATGTGGGGCAAAACCTTTTCCCATACCGAAGACGCCAAGGCCCGTATCGGAGCAGCGTCCAAAACTAGGGTGCAGTCTGAGAAGGAGAAGGCCAAAAGGCGACAGACCATGAGGGGCCATTCCGTATCCACTTCAACCCGCGCCAAGATCTCTGCCACTCTGTCCGGGGAGGGTAACTTTTGGTATGGTAAAAAACGTCCTGACCATGGAGCCAAGGTAAGCAAGGCGGTTGTCGTCACCGACCCCAGTGGAAATTCCAAGGAGTACGCCAGCATTTCTGTCTTGCGTGAGGAGATGAAACTAAAACCGCCCACGGTTAACCGCGCTTTAAAGTCTGGGCAACCGTTGGTTCGTGGGCCATATAAAGGCTGGTCGTTTAAATATCTTGACGTTCCAGAACCAGCGTGATAAAAAGTGCGTACTAGGAATTTTTACCCGTATCGACTGACCTAGCAGACGTAGTAGAGACGATATGGGGATGTGCTACTACACGAAAGGAGCCTTAAATGGCGACGTCTTCATTTTCTGGGCCAGTCAAATCTGACAACGGCTTTATCGGCGGAACCGCTTCTAGCCCCATCACGGTTACTACCGCTCAAAACATTTCCAGTTTCTACGCTTCGTCGTCCGCAACGACTGGTGATACCCGTCTGAACTACAGCCGTTTGGACATCACGTCCACCGGTTCTGGCGAGACGCTCCGTGCTTTCACCCGTGTTACTGCAGCTAACGCAGCTACTGGCGGAACCGTCAACGGCGCCCACATTTCACTGTCTATCAACGGATCGGGGACTATCTCTGGTGCCGGTAACGCTCTTCGCGTGACCCTTGGCGGAAGCTCCACGGCTCCCGGCGGCACGATTGCAGCCCTCCAGCTTGATTCGGACTTCGCTTCTGGCGGATCTTGGTCTGGCGCTTCTTATCTTCGTATGACGAATAGTGGCACTGGAACCATTGGTACTTTTGCTGTATTCCCAAATGCAATGGTTGCGGCTCAAGTTGCTGCTACTGTGTCCCATGTAATTCCAATTAAAAACGCATCGGGTACGACTTATTACCTGATGGTTTCTACCGCAGCTTAATATGCAGATAACGAAAGAGTTTCTTCTTTCGGAGATTGAGAAAATGGAGAGGCAACGAGACCACGCGCATGATGTGGCAGTTGCCTCCCAAGCTGCGATTGACACTATGCAAGCGTTGATTGCTCGGCTAGATCTTCAAGAAGACGAGAGTTTAACTTTCTCAGATCTGGGGTTATCTGACCCAGTGGAGGCTGAAGATGGCAACAATGCAATATGATATTTGGTCGGTAACGCCAGAAGCGGATGATGATTTTTTTAGAGCAAATGCTTCGATTGCCGCTGCAGGATCTCTGCCACTTCTACGGAATGTTCTTGGTATTAATGGTTATGGATATAAAGTAACCATTACATCTGCAGGGGATGACTCGGGAGATACCTTCACGATTGTCGGTGTAAAGGTTGGAGACCTGACTGGCGCTCAAACAACCGAGGTTGTGACTGGCGCTAACGCTGGAGAGGCAAAATCAACAAACTACTACTCTCGGGTAAACAGTATTACCGCAAGTGGTGCTTCGGCGGGTAACGTAAAGATTGGGCACTCAGTTGATTTAGCTTTACCCCGTGTTCGTCTTAAAGGCTTTTACTATGTGGGTAACGGAAGTGCGGGAAATATTACCTTCACCTCCCCATATCGACCCATTCCCATGTTCAAGATTGTTACTCCTGCGGTGACAGCAACATTTGCAGACAGCCTGTTTATTGCTTCAGAAGGTATCCTGATGGGTGGTAACGCTATAGATGATTATGTCTATGTCACCACCAGCAACGTAACGTCTTACACAGTTCTTTGTGGGTAAGTCATGGCTAAGAAAGGGATGGGGATTAATACTTCTGTGAAGTCGGGTAATTTCCGCCCGACCAAACAGGGTGCCGGTATGACTGAAAAGGGTGTAAAGGCGTACCGCAAAGCCAACCCCGGATCTAAACTCCAGACCGCTGTAACAGAGGATAACCCCACAGGTAAAAGAGCGATGAGACGTAAATCATTTTGTGCCAGATCCGCAGGTCAGATGAAACAGTTCCCAGAGGCTGCAAAAGACCCAAACAGCCGTCTGCGGCAAGCGAGGAAAAGATGGAAATGCTAGAACTATTTGTAGGAGCCATCTACTTCCTTTTGGGAATTGTCGGCTGGTTTTTAAAGGGAGCTTTAGATTCTGCTAAGGATACTAAAGAACGCTTGAATGACTTCCGGGTTGAGGTAGCACAACAGTACACGCACAAGAATGACCTACGGGACATTATAGTGAACATTAACGAAAGATTTGACCGGATTGAGAAAAAGCTTGACCGGATCATGGAGACTAAAAATGGCTAGAAACCCATATCAAGGCGATGATATTGATCCTTTTTCAGGCTTCAGGGATGAAGAAACAGGAAGCACAAACCTTCTTCCAACCTATGCTTCAACAGAGGGTCAAGTAGACGAGCGTGACCGTCGTGAAATGAAAATGGTTGAAAAATCTGGAGCGGCTCTTAGGAAAACTAAAGCCCCGATTGTCACTAAAGAGCAGCTTAAGGCTTCTGGTTTCGACAACCTGCGTGATTATTTAAACGCACAAAGGGGGCTGACCCGTCGTGATGGAAAAGCGCCTTCAATGACCACCCCCGCAAAGGCTGCTCCTGCAAAAGCCGCCACTGCACAAGCCGCTATGCCAACAAGATCTAGCGTTTCCTCTGCTATGGATAAGGTTGGCGTTACCCCTAAGATCGGAATCGCTGCAGGACGAACTGTAGATCCTACAGTTATGAAAGCCATGAAAGCAGCTAGCGGAAAAAG